GGCTACCTGATGAAAATCAGCCCCAACAAAAGGAGTAAATATTATGCCAGAGTTAGAAAACGTAGAAAAAGTAAAAGTAGCAGGGTTTGTTGATCCACGCCCACGCAAAAACAAAAACGCAGAGCGTATCAAAAAAGACGAGGAGGAGCTACAAGCACTTCTCAAAGCCAAAGAGCAAGGTGGAGAACCTGCTGAGGAGGTCAAAGAGGTATCTGATACTAAGGAGGCAGACGAAACAAAACAAGAGGATCAGAATCTTTCAAAAGAAGAGCAGTCTTTTAAGAAGAGATACGGTGATCTACGGAGACACATGGCAAGCAAAGATAAGGAGACTGAGGAGAGAATCAAAGCTCTTGAGGATCAGCTATCAAAAGCTACTCGAAATGAGTTGGTACTACCCAAGTCTGAAGATGAAATAGCTGAGTGGACTAAAAAATATCCTGATGTTGCAGGTATAGTAGAAACAATAGCTGATAAAAAAGCCAAAGAAAGATCAAACGATCTTGATAAAAGGCTTGAGAATATTGAAAAGATGAGAGTGGAGGCAGTAAAAGAGAAAGCTGAGGCTGAACTTATGAAACTGCATCCTGACTTTTCACAGATAAGAGAGGACGACAAGTTCCATGATTGGGCAGAGGATCAGCCTAAGTGGGTACAGGACGCTCTCTATGAGAATGTTGATGATGCTAAGTCTGTTGCACGAGTTATAGACTTGTACAAAATAGATGCAGGTATCACAACTAAAAAGGGCGATGGTAAAAAGTCTGCAGCCACTGCTGTGAACACTCGCTCTAAGGCTTCTCCGACAGCAGACGAGTCTAACAACTACATTAGGGAATCCCAAGTAGATAAAATGTCAGACAAAGAGTATGCTAAAAATCAAGAAGCCATAATGGAAGCGATGCGAACAGGTAAGTTTGTATATGATTTATCTGGTGCAGCACGATAAAAAAGTGTTGACAAGGCATTTTTTCTAAATATAACTAACACGTACAAACATATATTGTCTGACTACCTACGACAAGTATAGACCCATCTCATTTGAAATCATGTAATCAAATAGCGATGCAACTCTAAAAAAGCGTAGCCTCTGATAGCAAAGTGTTTAGTTCTTAACCTAGCCAAGAGGAGGATTTATCATGGCTTTTTCAAGTGCTACAGGCTATCAAAATTTACCCAACGGTAATTTTAGTCCTGTAATATATTCCAAACAGGTACAGCTTGCGTTCCGTAAGTCAACTGTTGTTGGTGACATCACCAATTCCGACTACTTTGGGGAGATTGCTAATCAGGGCGATACAGTCAGGATTATCAAAGAACCTGAAATCTCAGTCAAGTCTTATACTCGTGGCACACAAGTCACAGCGCAGGATCTTGACGATGAAGACTTTACCCTTACTGTGGATAAGTCTAACTACTATGCTTTCAAAATGGACGACATTGAGGAAGCACACAGTCATGTAAACTTTATGCAACTCGCAACCGACAGAGCTGCATACAGACTAGCTGACCAATATGACCAAGAAGTTCTTGGATATATGGCAGGTTATGCACAGTCAAGTTTACACTCCGTAGCTGACGCTGTTAATACGTCTGTTAGTGGTAGCGTTGCAGTTTCTACTGCAGGTACAGATGAACTTCTTACTTCAATGAAGTTAAGGAAGGATTCCTTTGCCAGTATTACCACATCATCAGCAGGGGATCACTCAATCCCTGTCCAAAATCTAGCACCAGGTGCAACATCTGTATCAACTGCAGCTGTTACTCCAATGGTTATTATTAACCGAATGGCTAGACTGTTGAATCAACAACAAGTTGATACACAGGACAGATGGTTGGTTGTTGACCCAATCTTCATGGAGTTACTAGGTGACGAAAACTCCAAGTTGGTAAACGCTGACTTCAACGCAGCCGAACTAAAAAATGGACTTGCTCTAACTAGCCTTGGAGGTTTTAGACTATACGTGTCTAGCAACCTACCTGCTGTTGGAACAGGAGCAGGAACATCAGGCACTGCAAACCAAAATGCTAACTTTGGTGTTATTGTTGCAGGTCATGGTTCTGCTGTTGCGACTGCTGAACAACTCAGCAAAACTGAAACATACCGTGACCCTGACAGCTTTGCTGACATCGTGCGTGGTATGCACTTATATGGTAGAAAGATCCTCAGACCTGAGGCAATCGTGACTGCCAAATATAACGCAGCTTAAGGGGGGATTTTACAATGGCTACAGTTTCTTCATTAGTTGTTAGTGCTAGAGGTGTTGGAAACCCAAGTAGGAAACCCTACATGGTTCAAACTACCCTAGACTTTTCAAACTCTGCTATCAGTGGACTATCTGCAGGGGACATCGTACAAGCGATAACTATCCCTACTGATACTTGTGTGCTATTCGCAGGGGCTGAAATGATCGCATCAGTTCAATCAGGTGCTGATGGCAACACTGTTAACTTAGGTATAACAGATGTTGATCAGTACATAGCAGGAGCAGACATTGATGATGACTCTGCTATTCTGTCATCAGGTATAGGTTATCTTACACCTGCAACAGAAGCAGGAGTTCCTTTCTTTGTAGGTGCAACTGCTGACACGCTTGATCTTGAACTACAGGCTACATCGACTGCTCCAACAGAAGGTAAAATCCGTATCTTTGCAGTGCTTATGGACATGTCTCCAATGGGCAACGAAAATACAGTGCATTTTGCTGCTGATGGTGCTGACGAAGTAGACAGAGATCTACTAGCTTAACTTTTTAAAATGTTTGGGGCAGGGCAACTTGCCCCTTACACTATCAGGACAAGGTGAATGGCAACTTTTTTATCATTAACAAATAGTGTATTAGCGAGATTAAATGAAGTGCAACTCACCTCTTCTAACTTCTCCAATGCGAGAGGTATACAGATACAAGCACAAAATGCTGTGAATGAGGCTATACGATATATAAATCAAAGAGAGTTTCAGTATCCCTTCAATCACACCACTAAATCACAAACACTTTCACCAGGCATAGTAAGATACAGTATACCCACTGATGCAAAGCACGTAGACTATAATACAGCTAGAATAGTAAAAGATACTACAATAGGAGCGTCAGGAGCTAATCTTAGAATACTACAGTACAACGAATATATAAGCAACGAACATATAACACAAGAAGATGAGATAGTTACAACAACACTAGCAGAGGCACTAGACGCTAGTGAAACAGAAATAGATCTTACAAGTTCCACAGGCTTTGACAGCACTGGAAAAATATTTATAGAAAACGAAGAGATAACATACACAGGTATTAGCACCAACACACTCACAGGATGTACACGAGGTGCTAACGGAACAACCGCTGCAACACATGACAACGGAACATCTGTAGCACAGTTTGACAATGGTGCAGTGCCTAGATACATAGTCAGGACATTAGACAATAACTTCCTACTGTTCCCATTTCCTAACAGAGCCTATACACTAAAGTACGATTACTTTGCTTTTCCAACAGATCTTTCGGCACTAACAGACACAACAACAATACCTGCACGATTTGACCCTGTAATTATAGATGGAGCTACAGCTTTTGTTTATCAGTACAGAGGAGAAACAACACAGTATCAATTAAACTTTAGTCGCTTTGAGCAAGGCATAAAGAATATGCAGAGTTTACTAATTAACAAGTATGAGTATGTGCGTTCCACAATGATACAACAACCCACAGGATACTTTAGCTCAGGAGCGTTGAACTAATGCCTGATCTATCGCAAACGTCCCCTGCAGTTTTTCCACTACAGGGAGGGTTAGTTTTAAACAAATCAACTTTTGCGATGCAACCAGGAGAGGCAATAGAACTTGTAAACTTTGAGCCGGACATCAACGGTGGCTACAGACGCATAAACGGTTTTGCAAAGTACAACACTAATATAGTTCCAATAACGAGTGCATCTACAGAAGAAGTTTTATTGTCCTGCATATTTAATGGCACAATACTTGCAGCAAGAGGAGAAAAGATATTTACAGCCTCAGCAGGAAGTGGGTCTTGGACAGAACGAGATAGTGGTAGAACAAGTGCAGGTGTATATACCTTTGAACGCTTTAACTTTGATGGCAACGACAAGCTTATAGTTGCAGACGGAAACAACGCACCAACAGTATTTAACACATCGTTTGCAGCAACAGACGTATCCTCAGGTGGAGGTGGAGAAGTTAGCACTGCTGTAACAGGTGCAAAGTTTGTGGCAGTATTTAAAGACCATATGTTCTACGCAGGTATGGCTAATAGCAAACAAGAAGTTGTGTTTAGTGTACCGTTTGATGAAGATGATTTTACCACAGGTAGTGGCGCAGGTAGCTTCAAAGTAGACGACACAATAACAGGTCTTAAAGTTTTCCGTGAAGATTTGTTTGTATTTTGTCAAGACAGAATATTTAAACTGTCAGGAACATCGTCAAGTAACTTTGCTGTTACACCTGTTACTAGAAACATTGGATGTGTAAACGGACAGACGATACAGGAATTTGCAGGTGACTTAATATTCCTAGCACCAGACGGACTAAGAACCGTTGCAGGTACAGCAAGAATTGGTGACGTTGAACTTGGCACTATAAGTAGTCCTGTGCAGTCTGTGTTTAACAATAACATCGCAAACGCTAGTGGGTTTAGGTCACTCGTAATACCAAACAAAACACAGTATAGAGTGTTCTTTACAAAGTCAGGTGTTTTACAAGCTACAACAGAGGGCATACTGACATCACTTAGAGGACAGTCTTTTGAGTTTGCTAATTTAAAGGGTATACGACCTACATCAACAGACACGGTTACAACAGCGACAGAAACAATAGTTATACATGGTGGAGATGGAGGCTACGTATACAGACAGGAATCAGGCAACGATTTTGATGGCACAGCCGTAGGAGGCAAGTACAGAAGTCCTGACCTAAGTTTTGGAGATCCAGGAATACGAAAACATATGCACCGTGTCCTTGTAAGCTACAAACCAGAGTCCTCTATTAGTGCTGATATGTTTCTTAGATACGACTACGAAGACCCTGACGCACCAAGA